ATGGCAGTCGAATTAGATAAGAAGACAGGAAAATATATGTTTGCCGGAAAAATATATAAGGATGGTAAATGTATAAAGAGATATCGTAAGCGTGGTTTTGATTCTAAATGGGAAGCACAAAAAGCTGAGGTTGAATTCAGAAAAGATTTCTTTATGCTTCCATCAGACATGAATTTTGACAGACTATATAAAGCTTTTAAAGAATATAATAAAAAGTATGTCAAAGAATCAACACTAAAATCAGATGAATATTTGTACAATGTTCTTTCTAAGGAAATGAAAGATATTGATTTTCTAGATAAAAGACAAATGCAAAACTTGATCAACAAATTTGATGAGAAATATTCAAAAGCATACGTATCAAGAATATATTTCTTTTTAAATAAGCTATATAAATTTGGTGTTACTTCTGAATACATCCAATCAAATCCAATGACATATGTAAAACGAGATCTCAGATTGAATGAAAGAAAAGAAGAAATGACAATATGGCAGCAATATGATTTTGATTTATTTATTGAAGAAGTAGATGAACAAATGATGAAATGCTTTTATTCTGTTTTATTCTATATGGGATTAAGAAAAGGTGAAGCAATGGCCCTACAATGGAAGGACATTGATTTTAGGAAGCAAACGATAGACATCAACAAAACATATAGATACAAAGAGAAAGATCCTAATAAATGGCTTACACCGCCAAAAACAAACAATAGCTATAGAACTATCACAATGCCTAATACATTGTCTAAAATGCTACGTGAATGGTTTCTAGAATGTTCTAAATGGGATGATTTCACAAAAGATAAATTTGTGTTTGGATATTATAAACCAATATCACCTCAGACAGTACAAAGAAGATTTGATGATGCATATAATAAGGCAAAAGAAAAAGATGATGGATTGCCTAAAATAAGAATTCATGATTTTAGACATTCACACGCATCATTTCTAATTAATAACATGGCAGGAGCTGGATTCTCAGATTTTGACATAGCCAAACGCTTAGGAGATACAGTTGAAACATTACACAATACATATGCACACTGGTTTGATACAAAAGATAAGAGTATTGTAGATATGATGAATAAGTTGTTGTAAATGTGATATAAACAATGTCTATTTATGAAAGAATATAAAATGAAAAACAGATAGTGTATGCTGCTCAACACCACTATCTGTTTTTCATTCTCTGCTAATCTTTTCTTGAGGAAATAGAAAAAAGCCTAAAATATTTATCATGTACACATGAATAATAACATCACATTTTAAAAAGAGTAATGAAAAATGCAAAATATTAATAAATATTTACAAAACAAAATTAGTTAATAATATAACCAAAAGTACATTAAAAATTCTACCCCCCCCCGAAAAAAATTCAATACTGGCAGTGCGATATATAACCATTTGCACTTTTTAGTATTATATTTGCACAATTTAATACAAAACAGGCATTGACATATAAAATTTAAGACTTATTATATATTATAATAAGGAAAACGTTTTTCTTTTTATTCATAGAAAATGAATGGAAAGGGATGATCTTATGGAAAGGGATTTATGGATAAAAAAATTAATTATCCTAGCAGAAAAACTTAACGTGGATGATCTGCAAATTCTGTATAATCATGCACAAAGACTGCTGTTATTATCTAAAAATGAATAACACTAATACCTATAGGTATTTACGCGCAAATTTAAAAGAAGGATACTAAATGGAAGAACAAAAGAGAATCTCAATTGCGGAAAGATTTGAATGCTATTAAGACTAAAATTTGGTCTGATGAAGTAGTTGGCAAAGAGGAAATAAAAGCTAGGGAATTTACCCTAGCTTATTCTTTTAATACCCGTTTTGTGTTACACCATATTCCGCTTGTTCTTGTGTATAACCTTCATAAATTAATTGATTTATTAATTCTTGTCGAGAGAATGATGATACGTCTAAATATTCTTTTGCCGATTTAGCGGCCTGCTCGTTCCAGTTTGCGTTACAATTGTCAGCCGCATAAGTGGCTTCCTCTGTTGAGTAACCTTCATATTCTAGTTGATGAATTAATCCTGAATAAGAGAATGCAGAAATGCTCAAATATTCTCTTGCAGATCCTAGCGCATTTTTTTCTCCTGTTGTTGGAGATGGAGTTGATGCATTTGAATTTGTACTTGGAGTAGTTGTAGGTGTATCAGATGAATTGTCGGAAGAATTTGTTGTTGAATTAGAAGTGTTGTTAGTTGTATCTTCTTTTTCGTCAGTGCTTTTTTGGTCAGTAACTTCAATATTCTGTATTATTTGATGTACCATGTATTCGTAATCATACTTTAGACCATCATATTGAATATACATAAATACAACAAATTTATCTTTTTTATTGTTTGATATAAAATAAAATGTTAAATTCGTGTTTAGTTTACTATTATCTTTTAAAACAATATCACCATCTGCATATACACGAGTATAAGGTATATTTGAGATTTTTGTTTTTTCTGCTACAGAAGTAAAGTTTGTAAAATTATTAAATGCACCATCCGATGAATTTACAAAGTCGTTGATATATTCCTCTATTGTGTCATCACTTAATGTGCCGTCTCCTTTTTGCAAAGAAAGTATTGGAAGTTTTGAATTGTTATCAAAAAAATGCTTTATGTCGGGATCGTCAGTATCTTCTATATCAAAGTAATCAGGTATCTTGAATTTAATATCTGCAACTTTGTATTCTGTCGTTGAATCAATATCAAACTTTCTTTCTTCAAGCTCGTCTGTAGAATTTAAATTGAGATTGTTGTTGGTATTGTTTGTACAACCTGTACATATAGAAATTGCAAGCATAGCAATCCCAATAGTTTTGAATAATTTCATTTTTTAACCCTCGTTTGTTTACGTCAAGTAAACGCTTTCCGTTTTATATGTTAATCATACAATAAATCTAACCAAAAAAGAACAACCTATTTGTTGTTCTTTTCTTTTTCTCTTCTTGCTATTTCTCTTTCGACAATTGAATTTAAATAATCGGCAACTTGTTGTCTGACTTCTTCAGGCGCTTCCAAATATCCTCGAACTAGTGGTCGCTCTTTTTCGGTTAAGCCATAATCTTCCATGATTTGATCTATCTTTGACTCAGGAATAGAAATAAAAATATCTTCTCCAACACCTTGAGTTAACCATGCATAGTCAACGTTATATACACTACAAATTAATTTTATAGTTTGTTCTGAAGGCTGGTTAATTCCTTTTTCTAATTTATTCACAGAGCTTTTAGAAATACCGATTTTATTGCCGAATTTTTCCATGCTTAAGTTCAATTGTGATCTAACTTTATTTATTCTAAAACCGATATTATCATCCATTCAATTCACCTCTTTAAATGTATTATAGCAATGCAAAAATAAAAAGTAAACTTAAGACACAAAAAAAACTTTACAACGTGGCTATAAGCCACTATAATGTGTATGTAAGACACGAGGAAGGAGGGATGTGATGTCAGCTGATGAAAATGTCAAAGAAGCCTTGGAAAAGATTAAAAAGATGGGATACGACATCGAAGAGTATGACCAAGGATATATCGCGTGTATTTTAGATCGAAGCAAAATTCAAGATTCAAAAGGAAAGGAGAACGAAGAAAAATGAAAGCATATGTGACTGTTAGAGATGTGATGCTTGTTTTACCTGTAAAATATACACAGGCTAGAAAAATTTTACATAATCTACGCAGACAAAAAAATAAAAAGGGTGAAATATTTGAAGGATCATATCGAGACACTATGCTTGGAAAGATTCTTGCAGTTCCTACTCCGTTGTTTGTTGAATATTTCCCTGAAACCCGAAGTGCATTGAATGACATTTGGAAGGAACAAATAAAAAGCACTCTTGGACAAGAGTGCTAGGGTAGTGAGCCCTGCATAAATTAACCACATGATTATTATATCACAGAAAATTAAAGGAGTAATGAAAATGGCAAAAAAAGAAGAAAAAGAAAATTGGGTGATTCCCAATTTCGATAATTATGAGATCAATAAGTTAGATGACAAGTATCTCATTAATTTGAAACCTAAGCCAAAGAATTATGTAGTTGCATGTACATTCATTAATATTGCTTTACTTGCATTGAATGTATGCGTATTTTTATCTACTAAGGTGTTGGCTACAACAATCATCCAGGTAGTTAAGTAATATGACGAGGGATGAGTTACAAACAAAAATTGACGGGTTTATTGAAGAAGAAACAGCGGATGAGAAAAGTAAGAATACCATTCGTAAATACAAACATGTAACTATCTTGTTTGTCAACTCATTACCTGATGGTGAAATAAAAAAGAGCGATATAGTTGGTGTTAAAGATAAACTGCTGCATGATTATAAAATCAGTACAGTAAACAACTATATTGTGATAATTAATAAATTTATAAAATATGCAGAGATCATTGATTCTGATGATGATTTCAATTTCTTGAAACTTAAAAAATATTATTCAAAGAATTTATTGAAGAACGTAAGAGTCCAGAAAGACGATTCTTTGGATGATATTCTAGAGCCTAATGAATTTCAAAGACTATTGAAAAAAGCCCGGGAAATCAATCGTATGGACTTATACGAGATCATGAAGGTATTTGGATATACGGGCATTCGTTTGAGTGAATTACAGTTTTTTACTGTAGAAGCAGTAACGGATGATAATGTGTATGTTATGAACAAAGGAAAAGGTCGAGGAATCATTCTACGTTCAGACTTGCGTCGAGAACTTCTTAAATACTGCAAGGACAACAAAATCGAAGAAGGGTGTATATTTACATCTTCTGATAAGAAAAGTCCTGTAAACGCTCGTGTGTTATCAAGGGACTTAAAGATGATTGCTGGTAAATGCAGAGGGATTAAGCTTGGTAAAGTACATCCTCACGCATTCAGACATTTGTTTGCGATTCAGTATTTGATGCAGAATGGTGAAAATGCGATTGCAGAACTTGCGGATATTCTTGGACATTCTAGTTTAGAAACCACAAGAATCTATGTTCGCACAACACGGAAAATGAAGAAACAAAATCTTGAATCATTGAGTTACGCGAAAAGGAAGTAGGTAATATGACAGCAACAACAACAATGGCGGTAATAATTATTATGGCCCTTATTTTAGCGGCTTTTAATTATCTTGTATGGGATTTTCCAAGAGTGGTTCGTTATTGGATCTATGAAATAGTGATTGTATTACTATTCAGTCTTTTGCTCGTATAAGAGGTAATTATACAAGACGGGAGAAACAAATGAAAGAAGCTACTAATGTTAATACAGGTGATGTTATTCAGGTTCAAAATGCATCATATGAGGTTCTACAAGTAGTTCCTGATGCAGTTTATATGTTTGAAGAATACGGAATAACAGCTGCTCTCGTACAAAGAAAAAATGTTTCTTGTATGGGTGCAGCATATCGTTTTTATCAGGTAGATGGAAGGCTTTATGAGCTTGTGATTCTACCTAAAAGTAATACAAGGAATAGAAAGAGAATAAAGGAAATATCTTTATTTTGAGGATAGTATGAAACATAGTTTTGATGCGGAAATTGCGAATGAATATGGAGTTGAAATAGCTATCATGTTCGATATGTTTTGTTTTTGGATCAGCAAAAACGAAGCAAATAATTACAATTTCCAGGACGGGAAACATTGGACGTTCAATACATATGAAGGATTGCATAAAATGTTCCCTTATTGGAATGTTCAAAAGATAAAAAGAATCTTAAATAAAATGGTTGAACTGGACTTGTTAGTTAAGGGAAACTATAACGAAAATCCATGGAATCATACAACTTGGTATGCGTTTGGAGAAGTAGGAGAAAAGTTAAAAAGTGCTTTAAGTATCGATTGGTCAAAAGTGACTAATCGAACGGTCGAAAATGGCAATTGTAGAATAGTCAAAAATGACCAATGTACAATGGTCAAAAATGACCAATCTAAGACAGTTATATACACAGTTAGTAACACAGTTAATAAAAGAAATATAAAAGAAAGTTCCGACGACACTGATTTATCAGCATCAGAAACAATCCCTTATGTTGAAATTATTGACTACTTGAATTCTAAATGTTCGAAACGTTATAAGCACAGTAATCGCATTGCTAGAGAGAAAATTCGGGCTAGATGGAATGAGGGATTCAGATTAGAAGACTTTAAGCTTGTGATTGATGTGAAAGCGCATGAATGGTTAAACGATACAGAGATGAACAAGTATCTAAGACCGGATACGTTGTTTGGATCTAAGTTTGAAATTTATCTGAACAGTGTGATACCGGTTCAAAAAACAAATAACTTTGTGATCACGAAAGGAATGAAGATGTAATGCAGTCAGTTAGTGAAATAATCCAAAAACAAAATGAAGAAAATAAGAAATATCTTAAAAGCAAACATTGCCAAAGTGATTGTGATAAATGCATGGCAGCCGGCGCATGCGGTATTTGGGAAAAGCCAGCGTATTATGACGGGAAATACTTGGTAGCTCCAACAAAGGTATTTTGTTCAAAAAGAAATGACTGTGAGAAACTATCGAGCTATCGCAGTGAATGGATTGAGAAGAACAAAAAGAACAGTGGGCTAGGTGATTTGTTGAATAAACGAATCAATAGCTTCAATGCATCTGATCCTTGGCAGGAAGCAATCAAAAAAATGGCGGTGAATTACATTTCCGATTGTAAAAATAATTTTGCAGAACATACTCCTTGCAATTGGTTGATGTTTTTAGGACAGAGCGGATGTGGAAAAACACATCTATGTTCTGGAATCAGTAATTGGTTGTTAGAACAAAATAAACGTGTTCTGTACGTCAGATATATTGAGTTGAGCAATTCTATTAGCAACTTTGATTATTCGCTTCTAGAACGTGCTAAACACGCTCAAATCTTGTATCTAGATGATTTGTTCAAATCTAGTGCAAATCGATTGGATGATAAAGCAATCTTTGATTTGATTGATTATCGCTATAACAACAACATGCAGACAATCATATCTTGCGAAAGAACAAGCCAGGAAATGATTAATATAAATGAAGCGGTAGTTGGACGAATTGTTGAAAAGTGCAATGGTTTCTTCTTTGAAATTGAGAAAGAGCCTGGAAAGAATTACAGGTTGAACTGATGGCAAAGAAAAAATATAAAGTTCTTAGAAAAGTAAGAACGAAGGGTGTTGTTTATTTGATGCAAAATCCGGATGATCCATTAGATATCAAGGGTGAGGTAACAGATTTAGAAGTTATGGCAACCCTAAAAATTAAAAAATCTAGATTTGATCATTATGTTTCGGTGTTTGCACCGTTTTATAGAGGTTGTGTTTTGATTGAAAAAGAAACAAAAGACAAGAGATATCTAACAAATGAGCCGGTTTTGATTCATACCACAGAAAGCGGTAGAAAATACTATGCATATCCAGATTGTACAGTAAGATACGCCAAAAAAAGAGGTGGTATGAAAACACTGTCAATTTACAAACACAAAACAAAATGGAAGGTAAAGATAAATAAAAAAGAAGTGAATGCAGCCAGGATATTCGCAAAAGCTTTTATAAAGAGAGATTTAAATTCAGATGATTACGTTCTTGTTTATGGAAAGGAACTCAAGTTAGATGCGATTGATGTTGTTGATAGAAGCAAATGTGCAAGCATAACAGGATCTTTAGCAAGTTCAAGATATGAAAGAAAAAACATTGGACTATTTAAGCATGGCGTATTAGTCCGTTCTTGGCCATCGAGCAGGAAAGCTGCTAAAGATTTATTTTGCAGCTATCAAACTGTTTTAGACACATGTCATGGAAAAGTGAAAAAGCCATCGTTTGATGTTCGCTTTTTATGAGGTGAATATGGCACGAAAAATATACGGAATATACAAGGATGATCTTCCTGCTTGTATCGGAACAGAAGATGAATGTGCAGCATTTCTAGAAACAACGATCAATGGATTTAGATCAATGCTTTCTAAGCAGAAAAAAGGAATACAAAAGCGTTCAAGAAAAGGATTTGTAATCGTAAAAATATGTGAAGAAATGGAATTGGAGGAAATAGAATGATTGAATCAAAAGTGATTGAAAAATTCATGGAAGATAATGGTTTAGAACCATATGATGCATTTGATGTGGATGGTGAGTTAAAAAAATACAATCCATGTTATTTTACTGAAGAATTAGAATTACGATCAATGTATCTTGATTTTAAAGGAGCTGATAGTCCACTTTGCACAATTTGGTTACATAGACTATTAACTGGAAAAGATCGTATAAAGCATAAAAGAATAGAAGACAACAATTCGGAAGTTGTTGCCGAAGAAAAGAGAAATCTTGTTTGTAAGGTATCTGTTAAAGGATATGTTATGACAGAAGAAGAATTAGATTATTTAAGAAAGGCGTGTCATTTAGCAAGTAATGTTGCGTTTGAAAATGACGAAAAAAATATTTATAGAAAATTAAATGAATATTTAATAACAGGTGAAAGGTCCTAATGAATTCAATGAACACTGAATTGATGTTTAGCAGCAAAACAAATGAATGGGCAACACCTCAACAATTTTTTGATGAGTTAAATAAGGAATTTAATTTCGACCTCGACCCATGCTCTGATGGGAAAAATAACAAATGTAAAAGATTTTTCACAAAAGAACAAGATGGACTTCAACAAAGTTGGGGGGGCTAGAGTATTCTGTAATCCTCCATATGGTTCTCAAATCAAAAAGTGGGTTGAGAAAGCATATAGAGAAGGTACTAAAGACAATACTTTAGTTGTGCTACTAATACCAGCTAGAACAGATACGAAATACTTTCACGATTTTATATTAAATCGAAGTGAAATTAGATTTGTTAAAGGTAGATTGAAATTTGGAGAAGGAAAACATAGTGCCCCATTTCCTTCTATGGTAGTGATTTTTAGAGGGCCAAAAGTTTATTGAAAAGGAGAAGAAAATGACAAGTACAGAAATGATTGAAGATATGTTGGAAAGACAAAAGAGACATGATGCAGAAGTGTTCAAAAAGCACAAAATCACAAGTGTTTCTAGACAACAATTAGAAAGTGCATTATTTGATGAGCTAGGAGAATTGATGCACGCTCAGAAAGCAGATTGGTGCTGGTGGAAATTTACACAAGAACCCGTAGATGTAGACAAAGTAATTGAAGAATATATTGATGTTGTTCATTTCGCATTGATGTATGAAATTAAATTTGGTTCAGGATGTTATACAGACAAGGATATTGAACATAATTATATAAAGCTAAAATATGATTTACGTCTTGGACAAGCGTTTGTGTATAGTTGTGTAATCTGTAGGACAAAAGACGATAACATATTAGCTTACGTAATCGCACTTGGATTGCATATGGGATTATCACTAGAAGAAATTCGTAAAGAGTATATACGTAAGAATGAAATTAACAAAGAAAGAGTTGCAAACGGGTACTAGGATATGTGGATTAGAAGTCAAGATATGACAAGATTATTTATGCCATATGGTATGTGCATAGATGAGTTTGATGGCGAATTTGTAATTTCAGACACTGGTGGATTGGGAAGGTGTGCAACTTATTCAACCAAAGAAAAAGCACTAAAAGTTTTAGATGAAATTAATAGTCTATTGGATGCAACTGAATTTGATGTATCGAATTTGCCAATTGTATTTGAAATGCCATTAGATGAGGATGTGGAAGTATGACATACGAACAAGAAATTAACACACTTGAAAAAGCGTTAGATAAAGCTTGTGAATATATACATAATAATGGATTCAATGGTTGTCCATTACGCCATGATATTGAAGAAGTTGATAAAGAGAAAGAATGTGTTTTATGTAAATTTTATTGTATGTCTGTTAAATATTTTCAAAGTAAAGAATACGAAAAGAAGTCCAAAGAATGTTGGAAAGAATATTTTTTGAAAGGAGGAAGTAAATGATAGAAATAGCATGTATGTTATACAACCTAGCAATAATTGGAATCACCTGCTATATGTGTGCAAATTATAGTTGTTGGTTCTTATTGTTATTGTTGTTAACAGGCAGTTATAAAAGCGATAAAAGCGAGGAATAAAATGTTAAGAAAACCAATACAAAAAAAGATTCGTGAACAGGTATATAAAAAATACAACGGTCATTGTGCCTATTGCGGATGCAAACTTGAGTACAAAGATATGCAAGTAGATCATGTAATATCTGTATACGGAAAGGATGGTAGTAACGATTTAGACAACCTTATGCCAACGTGTAGGATGTGCAACTTTTATAAAAGTACATATTCTTTAGATGATTTTAGAAAAAATTTAGAAACATTGCATGAGAGATTGCAAAAAACGTTTATATATCGTTTGGCATTGAAATACGGATTGGTTGTTGAAATAAAAAAAGAAGTAATCTTTTATTTTGAAGATTATAAAAAGATTTAAGGAGATAGAGGATGTCTAAAGTTGAATTAAGACTTAACGGATTAATAGATGCATTCAAAAATAAAATGGATGAAATTTCTAAATTAAAAGAATTTGAAAAAGCGCTTTTAGATGATGAATTAGAAGTAAATCATAATGAACAAATGTTTACACAATTCAAAGGGATAGATAAATATGATTTTGAATTACTGATTTTAGAAGAGATTGTTAAATCACTTGAGTATGTAAGAACAGGGGAATATAAGAGAGGAGATAAAGAAATATGAATAAAAAATACGAATATGGTGGGCTTATCTACTGCGAAGATGATTTGTCACTAGAAATAGATAACTATGGTGGAACTTTATATGATTTGTTTTCTAGATTGGAAAGTGATGGCAGAGCAGGATGTGCAGAGATTTATTACAGTAAAGAAAGTAGTGAACCTTATGAAGATTACGAAGATTTAATAGAATCAGAATTTAGTGAGCTAGAGGTAGATGAAAATGAATAATAAAGAATTGAAAAAAAACTTAGAAAAGGAAAGAAAAAAGCAAAGAGAAGATGCTATAAAAATAAATACTTTTATCAGATTAGATAAAAGCAGTGCTTCTGAAATCGATAAACAAATTGAGCAAATTTATTTATCTTTGCAAAAGAATATTAAATTTGTCTGTACCAATAAAGACTTGATGAACAGTATGCTAGATGAATTAGACTACATTGTTTACGCATCGAAACTATATGGTGGAAAGCATGTTATGGAAGAATTGGATAATCGTTACAAAAATAAATTAATGAGTTAAAAGGGAGAATGAAAATGATTAATTTAAAGAACGGATATGGAATTACATCTGATGGAAAAAGCTATACGCTAATTCAATATGCAATTCAAACTAGCAAAAATGGTGATGCAAAGGAAATTCAGAAATCAATTTCCTTTCACTCAACTTTAGAGAGTGCATTACAAGGTTATTCAAACTGTAGAATGGCAGATTTAGTTAGTGACTATGATATGGATTTAAAGTTCGTTAAAGAAGCTATAAACGAGCTTAAAGAGGAATTAAAGACATATGAATAAATATCAGGAAACTTTAAAAAGATTAGAAGGAATGGTTTTAACTAGTCCTTTCAAAAATGATGTTGGTGATGGTGTTGTAGACATGAACAATTTGTACAAATGCGGAACACAGCTGCAAAATGAATATCTTAATAATTTAAATGTATTGAAAGAATTAGTTGATAAATCAGAACCATTTGAGTGGATTCCTGTTTCTAAAAAGCTTCCAGATGAGCATGATAGCATCTTTGCTAAATTGTATGAAACAGATGTAGTGAACGATATGCTTTGGAGAACGCGATCAAAAGAGGTGCTTGTGACTATTGAATATGAAAATGGTGCAAGAACTGTTAAATCATCACATACAACTGATGGCAAATGGTGGATAGAAAAGAAAACTACATTAAGTAAATTTAAAGTTATAGCTTGGATGCCAATGCCTGAACCTTATAAGGAGAATGAAAATGAATGAGATTAAAATACCTTCAATTGAATTTGTTCGATTGAAAAAAGGAATGACAGATAGTGAATTAAATGATTACATAGCAGAAAATGATGATTATAGTTTTTTAGTTTATCTTAGATACAAATATGATTTTGAAGAAGAATGGACGTATTCGACGGAATGTGCAGCGTGGAATGCTTGCGAAGATTGTGTAAGTTGGTTAAATGATTGGTATGAAGGACAACAAAATGTCGAGTATTTGGCTATAAGCAAATTAGGAGAAGAATATGACTGCTGAAGAAATGTTTATAAAATTAGGATTCACAAAAAAAATAACACCAAACACTCTTATAATGTATGGATGCGTAAATACTACTACATCACGAGATATTGCGTTTGATAAAGTATCTAGACGTATTGCAGTTAAAGATGTACTAGGAAATAAATTAACAATAGTATCCATATCGGTAAATGAATTAATGGCGATCATCCAACAATGCATAGAACTCGGATCGTTAGAAGAAGAAACTTGCACCAACGAATCAGAATATAATTTAGTAGATGGATTTGAATGTTCAAATTGTGGAATTATTATCGAAAATTATAACGAAATCGAAATTGATGAAGATTATCCAGAAGATAGATGTATGAAAGAATACGCACCGAGATATTGTCCAAATTGCGGCAGGAAGATTGTAGATTGAGGTGGATTTAATGAAAGCAAAACAAGAATATATAGATGCTTTACGACGTATGGAAGGAGTATATTACAACTTTGATGGTTGTATGAGCTCAATGAACAAATTAAAAGAAGATATAAATTTACTTACAGGATTAGTAAACGAGCATTTTGAAGAAAAGCAAGAAACTAATCTTGATCATTATTTTGAGGATTTATTAAAACAAGGTGGTCGTTATGCTTTTGTAAGTGGAAAAATCAAAGATTGTTGGGGTACGATATGTTGCGATTGTGCGTTTGATGGCGGAAATTGTCTTAAAAAAAAGATTGAATGGTTAGCAAGTCTGTATAAAAAGCCAACATACAAATTTGAAAAGCCAAGATTCAAACTATCTCAATTTGAATACGATTTGTTACAACATTTCTCGGTCGATTTTAAGTTCAATGAAATGGGTTTACTAAAAGAAATGAAAGAAAAAGGACATTTCAAGAATATTAATGGTGACGAATTGATTAAAGATATTCTAGCAAATTGTGAGGTAGTTAAAAATGCAGAAAGCTAGATTATTAAATTTAGTTGATAAATACGAAAATGAATTGATTAGCAGTACTAGAAAATACAAAAGTTATTATGTCGGTAAGATTGGAAACGTAGTGCACAAACAAAATATATGTGGAATTACTAGTTCAAATGAATATTTATATGACATTGAGTTTGATGATGGTGCTAGATTTTGCGTAGACAGAGAACAGATTGAATTTGTCGGAGAGAATGAGTGATGATTTATTTTATTGCAGGATTCTTTTTCGGTAGCATTGCTGCGATGATACTATATTCGATTGTTGTATCTGAGAGAATCAACAATTTAGAGTACCAGAATGAAAGATTGATGTTTGAGTTAGAAAGTAAGAAAAAAGAGCTAGTAGCATACAGATGTATGTATGCTAGTTCTTATGAAGGATTTGAGGAGACAAAATGAGAGATATTATAAGTGAATGGATTTATATATTTATCATAAGTAATTTGTGTGTCATATTGATTATCTTAGAAATTGACATTATCAAGCAAAATATCAGAGACTCAAAAGAAATGAGAGAAGTTGAAGAAATGGCAAAAAAGAGGGATAAAAAATGAGTGGTGGAAGTTATTGTTATATGTTTAACCGAATTGAAGAAGAATATGTAGGTAGAATGTTTGATTCGCAATTAAATAGCATGATGAAAGATTTAGTTGAAGTTCTACATGATTTAGAATGGTGGCAATCATGTGATTGTGATGAAAAACGTTATCGTGAAAAAGTTACTAAGTTCAAAAAGAAATGGTTCAAACAAACTAAGATCGATGTACAAAAGCAAATTGAATCAGAGTTTGAAAGAACAAAGAATGAGTTGCTAAAAGAATTTGATTATTTGAAGGATGATGAGAATGAGCATAACTGAATATGATATTCATGATGAATCAATTAAGAGTGGATGCATTCAATTGAAAGCTCATATTTACAGACATCCATACTCAAAGTATTTTTTTGAATCAATTGATAGTATGAATAAAATCATTGATTACATTGTTAAATTGGAACGCGAGAATCTAGGATTGAAAGAATATAAGAAAAACCAGGAAAGAGCAAACGAAAGAAGATATCGTAGTGGTGAGTAGTCCTGGCATAGAGGTTCTGTTGTTGAAAAAATAAATAGATTGGAGAAAGTGGAATGGTTAATATGAAGGGATATCAACCAAAAGAAATTGATAGAAGCAAAATAAAAGTGCCTGAATATTTGAAAAAGAATAAAGAGCCTGAATATGAATACAAGGTAGCGTGGGCTAATGAACGTAATAAAGCGTATATCGAATATTTATTGAATAATGGATGGAGCATTTTTAATGTACAAATTCCTTTGATTTATTTTAGAAAGGAAAAAAAGGATGTTAAAGAAATACAGGATTAAGTATATCAAAGACAATAATATTTGTGTGATGGAAGTTATGGAGGAATCAAAAAGCATGGCAATGTATAAGTTCTATATGAAATTTCTATCATGCAGCATTGAGGAAATTGAAGAAATAGCATAGGAGAGAAGATGAGTAAAACGGATTATGAAGAATATGTAGATGTTCAGGTGGATACATTAATTAAAAAACTTGAAATGTTCAAGATCTATGAAAGAAAGTTTAAATCGTTGGATGGAATCTTAAAGGATTTGGAGGTTCGCAAAAAAGAATTTTCAGATCCAAAGTCACCATCATTTGAACAAAGACTAGATTCAAAGAAAAACAAGGACATTACAAATGATGTTCTTGTAAAGTTTATTTCAAAAGAAAAAACACTTGAAGATGATAAGAATCTAATCTTCGGAAAGATGAGAGAAATTGAAACAATTATTGACCTTATTCCGGATGATGATATTCGTTTATATATGAAACGTCATTATATCAACGGAGAGTCATTTGAGAAGCTTTCAGGAGAAAAGTTCTGTAGCAGAATGAAAATGTATTACGCAATGAAAAAAGAGCTTAAAAAGCTCGTTATGGGAGATTTGAACAAATGAAAAAAATGTTATGTGCAATTTTAGGAATGACAATGTGTCTAGGTTTGGCAGGATGCCAAGAATCAGATACAGCTAATCATAATTTAAGAGTGGATGCAAACAACTTTAAAATATCGAGAAAGGTTGTGGCATTAAATACTAGAACAAATGAACCGTTGTTTTCTGTTGAAGGAAAAATATCTATTGAAACAGATAGTGATGGCGATTTGAATGTAACGATTAAAACTGGAAAAGATAAATATAAATTGTTCTATGCACATTTATCAAAAGATGTTACGTATACAAGTATTCAACTTGATGCTGTAAAAGAAAATCCATATGGATACAAAATAACATTCTTTCCTGCTAAAGAAACGATTGAACATGGTTTGATTAACGTAGAAAATACAAATAAATAAAAGACTATATGAGGATATTATTTGTGGTGAAGTAAGATGAGATTAATTGCATAAAAACGTGGTTGAAATTTTCATAAAGTTTTTATTTTAGAAAAGTGTTACAAAGTAGCCTATTTACTAGGCTTTTAAAAGGTTTGTAGTTGGTCTGATAATATATAGTTATCGGACATAGAAAAGAGGAATGAAATGAATAAAATATACAAATTATTAATGGTTGGAATGATTGGCATTTCCTTGTTTGGATGTGCTTCTATGGATCGTTTTGGCACTGATGTTAAATCAGATTTGAATGGTGGATTGGATAGAATAATCAATGTGTATACAGCAGATGGAAAAATTTTAGCAAGCTATGAGGGAAGAATTGATATTGAAGCAAAGGATGGTGGATGTGTAAAATTTGACTATGATGGAAAACGATATATTTATTATAATTGTTATGTAGAAACAATTGCAGATAAATAGGAACGGTATTATGAAAAGTTTTAGGAGTAAAAAAAATGAAATACAAATTACCAAAGTTTTTAACAGAAAAATATATAAATACAGGTGATGAACTTAATAATCTGTTTATGAGCAATAAAAAATATATAAATATAGGTGATGAGCTTAATAAGCTGTTTATGATCAATAGTACACAAAGTTTATTTGTACAATACGGAGATCATATTATATGCGTTTATATGTCAGATGAAAAGTTTTATAGGTGTAATTATGATAAGAACGGTATACTCGTTATTAAGTATTATATTTGTGAATCGCAATTCAAAAGTTTATATAGAATGTTTTTAGATTATGAAATTGAATACATCAACTTTGAAGACGTAATGAATGGTTGCAATAAGATTTATCTAAAATCAGATGAAGATTATAAAAAGTTTATGAGAATATTAATTGATATGTAGAAAGTTTTTTAGGAGTGATGAAATGGATGAAAATAAGTTTCCTTACAAAGAAGTTTTTGTGAAGTATGATAATGTACAGATTGGTGTTATTTGTTCTAAGTTTGTTGAAAAAGTTTTTGAATACAATGCGCATGATGATGAAGATGTGCCTGTGAATTATGTTTATTATGTGAAGAAAGAAAAGTTTTCTCAGTTGCTGGAAAAGTTTTTTGACGGTTCGATTCTATGCAAGCATGAAAAAGAATCTCAAAAGTTTTTTCCAACGTCTCAAGAACAATTAGAAAAAGTTTTTTTAATCCTAGATAAATAAGTTTTTGAGGGTATTGTAATGTTTGAAGATAAGTTTTTACATGCTGATATTTATATAAGTTATAAAGATACAACAATAGTTGTTGTATGTTCGGATGATGAAGAAATTATGTGTTTAGAAACAGATGGTTCTAAAGAATCATGGTATTTCGATGTCAATAAAGAAAAGTTTAGTAGTTTGGTTGCAAAGTTATTGAATAAAGATATTGGGAATAATCGTAAAAAGGATTCAAAGTATTTTCAACTTTATTCAAAATCAAATTTAATAAAAGTGTTTACGATCTTAGATTATAATAGCTTTTTAAATGGGAAATTTCTTAAATTTAAAAAAGTGAACGATGTACATTATATGTTTTAAATTAAATAGCGCCTTGCAAACACGAAAAAGGATCTCAAAAGTTTTTTCCAACGTCTCAAGAACAACTTGAAAAAGTTTTTTTGATCCTAGATAAATAAGTTTTTCAAAATAAAGTTTTTCGGATATAATGGATGCATGAATGATTATGTAAGTTTTCTATGCACACTATTAAATATAAAGATTCCAAAAGTTTACTTTAAAGTAAATGATAAGGTCTATGATCTTAAAAATAAGCCAATCAAAAAAGAACTTTTTCAAGTGAAAGATACCAGCATATGCACATCATACCCTAAAGAAAATGTAATTTGTGTGAACTTGGATTTATGCAAAGATAGAAGTCTAGTTTATATATATCTAGCTCATGAAATTAGACATTTATATCAATATGCATGTGTATATAAGAAGAATCAAAAAGTGTTTTCTATAGATGAAAGAAGCGTTTCTATATGGAAAAAAGAATTTGAAAGTTATAAGGATTCAAGCAGCAAACACTATGAGAATCAGGAAATAGAAAAAGATGCAAACTTGTTTGCAAACTTTATTGCGATAGTGATATTTAAAAGAGTTTTGGATATAAAAGAAATGGATCAAAAAGAATATGAGTTTAAAACTAAACTTTTCATGAACTTTTTCGCATCTAATCCAGTCAAAAAGCAGCTGATCCAGAAGCAAATAAGCAAAATGAAAGTATAAAAAAAGCAGCCTTTTATAGGCTGTTATTTTTTTAAGCGCATAGCATCCCCGTTTCTTCATACCAATAGCAACCAGCCACACCAGTGTAACCAGTCACAAAGGTATGTCCTTCTAAGATATATCCGTATAGATACGGATTATTAGGGAAACGATCGTCATATTCAGACAACTCCTCCCCATATTCTTCCAAAATATAGGAAAGAGTGTCGTCTACAGAACTCCATTCATCTGTATCTAGCATATGTATATCTGTGTATGCTAGAGTTTTAATTTCTTCAAGTGTAAGGTTTTCCCCACTTTTGAATTTATCCACAATAGCCAAAACTTCGTCTAATTCTTTTTTTGTTCTAGCTTCTTCTCTTTTGCTTTCTTGGATTATTCTTCTCATTGCATTTCTGAATACTTCGTTTTCTTCGATGCGTAATTTATCACACGCATCTTCAAATTTCTCAACTAATTCATGATTGCATTTAAATGTTATTTCTTTTGCTGATCTAGCCATTATTGTTTCCTCCTTTAAGTATTTTTATATATTTATATATTACAAATTATAGCACGATGAAGCCTTTTATAAGCTGCTATTTTTTAATTCTTTTTTCGATATTTTTAAAGATTTGGGCCGTTCCGCGTGGCGCACGATCAAACTTTTTTACTTTATAAATGTATTTACCATTTAATGACTTTTTGCCAAACTCCGTATATATCCAATTGCCTTTTATTATTCCATATGCTTCACGATCAACAGCTTTCGGATGTTTTCGAGTTCCTTCAAATTCGGTATAAACAAAATGACATTTTTCGAGTTTTTCTTTATCTTTTTGAATCTTTTTTTCTTCTTTTTCTCTTTTTAATTCTTTCACTTTTTTATTTAAAACTTCAAAAATATAATCTTTTTCGTTCTCGATAAAACTTTCATCCAAACTATAAAACGCTGTTTCATTGAAATACGTTCCGGTATGATGCCAGCTTGAATATGTTAGGAAAACTTTTAAAACATCCTTACTATACTTTTTAAGATCATCATATTTAAAATCATCTCTATAATTTAAAATTGTATTAATTATAGCAACTTTTGACCATTTAGAAAGTGGCTTTTCACCACTTTCATAAGCTTCATAAGCGCGCACGCTCATTTTATTGCCAATATATCCCATATATTTTTACCTCCTAAAACGGAAACTCAAACTCTTCCATATTGATCTTTTGTTGTTCTGGTGCTGCTTTCTTCTTTTTTGGTGCAGCTTTTTCAACGCTCATTTTTTCGATTTTACCATTATTATACACATAGCTTTCTATAAGCTTGTTTCTATTAAAAACATCTATAGTTTTAAAGCTAGTGTTATAAGTTGCTAGCAAGCTTTTTGATCCAGGCTTACAGATCTTAAAAAGATCCTTATTCAATATGTCAATATAACATTTATAAATTTTTAAGAAATAACAGATATCTTTTATTTCTTGGATATCTGGTATACATAACTCTTTTTTTGCTTCTGTATTATAAAATAACTGAATATCATAGCTAAAAATCTTGTCAAGTTCATGGGCAACGAAAAGACGCAAGTCATTCGTTTGAACTGCTGCATACATGCATTTATTATGATCAAACTTAAAGCCATGATCTTTTAGTACTTTTTCAGTTGAAGCGCTTGGAGTTCCTAACGCTTCAACATATATATGTGGTTGTTTTCTTTCGTTTGTAACATAATAACGAAAATGTTTTCGCTCACGCTTCCACATTGTCATTCTTAAGCCCTCCTAAAATATGCAAAATGCATAAAGTGTTTACAAGCTGCCAAAGTTCACGCGGCTTTAGCATCCATGCGATTACATCCATGCCATAATTGAGATCATATAGCCCATTTAAATGTCTATTTATCGAAAAAGGCATTAGACTATTTGCCTTTAGACTATTTGCGTTGAGCTGATCAATCTTTTTTTCTACTGATTCGATATATTCTTTATTGTTCATTTCTAAAATCTCCATTCATTATCTTCAAAAATAGTTATAACAAGTGTATAAAGTTCTTTGCTTACTTGTTTAGAATCACTTAATAATTGATCGTAATAAATATTTATTACTTTTTCATTTTCAATATAAGCAAGATCATAAATAAATGATTCAATATGATCCGCTAGACACTCATAAAGAAAATCATACACAACAAAATTACCAGAAATAAGATCATTCATATATGATCTTATTCTTGCGTATTTATGCAATAATTTAATTTCTAAAAGTTCCATGTTTAAACCTCACATTTAATATATAAGTGGCAACACTATGCATAATAGGCCCAATATTAAGCCCATGATCAAAGAAGCCGTGCACGCTGCTAAATACAATTTTAAAAAAGCAAGTATGAGCACCTTGAAGGCGCTCATATTGTCGAGTTTTCTACGTGTTAGCATGTGTAAATAACTCCGGTTGAAGTTTCACAATATCCATCATAGCCAAGATCACGCGCGAACGCTTTATAATCAAAATATCTTTGAGCAATTTCTGGAAGCTCATAACATTCTTCTACAAGTTCATAAGCTACATCTTCCAATGTCATGCCTTCATAAAAAGTGTAGTTTTCACTTTTTAAGTATTTTAATGCATCCGTATAGCTGCATACTTCCATTAATGCAGTGAATTCACTTTCATTTTTTTCTAATGCTTCAGCCACTTCATTAATATCGTCAATGCTTGGATATTCACCGAATGCATCATACATATCGAATAACGAACAGTCATAATCAGTAACAAACCACTCTTCATACATTGTGTTTTCTTTCACTCCAATGCTTTCAAGTTCGCTTGTAAAATCATCCTCATCGATAGGGAAATCAATCCATTTACCAACTAAACAACCCTCATTGTATTTACCTAAATTTGTAATATAAGCTTTCATTTCACACATAATCTTTACCTCCTTACTTTTCAATCATTTTTTTTAAAAGATATGCATTGAATGCTAACGATAGTAATAACGCTATTTTTAGTAGTTCCATATTTTAAAACGTGGTATAATATAAGTACCTAAGTGACTAAAATAAGTCACTTAGATATTTAGCAAGAAGCTTGAGGGCTTCACCGATTAAGAGCGTGTATATAATTTCGAACGTTTTGGATAGGTACGAAATCATGCGCTCTTTTTTTTCGCGCTTTTTTCTATCGCGACGTTTCATCGGTTTGCTACGTTTATACTTTGCCACGTTTGCACCTCCTTTCGTGTGGCTTGTCTCTTAAGACATTTACATAATAAAACGAACGTTTTACATTGTCAAGCAAAAAATAAAATAAATGTTTGATTATTGCAAAAAAACGTTTGATATTATAAAATGAATATAGAACGGGAGGACGTATATTATATGAAAGAAAATCAAATTATAGCCGCGCTTGCTTATGCTCATAAGAATCAACAATATATAGCGGATTCGTTTGGATGCACCAAACAAAATATAAGTACTAGAATCAAACGCGAAAAGTTCACAGATGAAGAGCTAGAAAAAATGGCGCAAGCGATAGGCGCAAAATATAGATGTTATTTTGAATTTGAAGACGGAACGAAAATATAAAACCGTCTTTTTTTTATGCTCATTTTTTCAAAAAGCTTTTATCTTTTTAAACGTGCTTGCGAGTGCCTATTTAAAAGGCTTTTAAGCGTGTTTGGTTCTAGTCTTATAACATATAGTTAACAGACCATTAAATATATACATGTATGGACGTTGTGAACGTCCTTTTTTTTGTGGGGTTTGCTTCAGTTCCAGGAAGACAAGGAGCACGCTTGAACATATGGAACGGGTGCGCATGATTCAATGTATTGGAGTGATGCAAGACTTTTTGCATATATAAGAACGTGCGCGCGTGTTCTATTAATGTAGTCATGGCAATGTTATGAAAGAACGCTTTCAACAACGCATGTTGAAAAATATTTCAACACAATAATAAATATATGAATGTCATATGATTGAAGCCGTGAACGGTGCGGTGTAGTGGTAGCTGCATAGGTTTGATTTTTAACCCTGAAAGCGCCCAGGGCATGGATCAGATCAGCATAGACCCCCCTATCTTTCAAAAGTTTTTTGGGTTTTGGGGAACGGCGTGGGGAGTTCAAAAAAACTGGGTCATGGGTGTGCGACAAGGGGGTAAAATCTGAATTTCTTCATTTTGTACAGTGTACAAAGAAAAACCGTGATATTCTGTAGTCGTGAAGATTGGAAAACATCTTCTAGAACAAACAAGGTAGTTCTTGGATTGTTTCATTTTAGTGCCCGTTGAAAAAGACCTGTGGAAACATGGGTCTTTTTCATATCACTGCATTCAAAGTATTTACTGTTAGTTTTTGTCGTCCTTTAAATCTGTTAACTGTAGTTATGGTCAAAACTTTGAATGTAGCGATATGAAAAAATATTATGGTTCAGAAGCAACAAAAACAGGTGCTAGAAATTATGCTAGAAAATTTTACTCAAGCAAGGCTTGGGAAAGAAAAAGCAAAGCATATAGGAAGGCACATCCACTTTGTGAAAGATGTTTGAAAAAAGGTATCTATACCAGGTCGACTTGTGTGCATCACAAAGTGCACATTGACCAGGACAACTATAGAGATGTACACATTCTATTTGGCGATTCTAATTTGGAAGCGTTGTGTGACTTATGTCATGCCGAAGAACATTCCAAACGTAAACCATCTTTTGAGTTTGATGAAAACGGAATGCTTATAGGATGTGGAAGGGAGGATGATGAATGCAAAAAGGAGCATGGAAAAAAAGAATCAATTCACAACTAGAGAATTTAGGTACATTTTCTCCTGAATATTCGGTTGCGGTTGATTCACTTGCAGATGCCTTGGCCCAATATGATTCAACAATGAAGCAATGGAGAGATTCAAGTAAAGCAAATGGCTACAAATCACTACAGATGGTTGTTGAATATACGAACAAGGGCGGTGCAACGAATTTATCGCGCTCACCATACTACATTATTACCGTTCAATTACGTGATCAGATTATGAAGTACTGCAAAGAACTTGGGTTGTCACCTACTTCACTCTCAAAAACAACAGAAGTATCCGGAAAAAAAGGTGATGAATTGGATGAGTTCATGAGCAGATTTAAATGAAATATCTAGACATTTATAAAGAACGTATTAAATCGGGTGAAGATGTAGTCGGTAAGTGGATAAAACTTAATCTTCAATATGTTGAAAGAGGTTTAGCAAATGGAGATTTCTTCTATGATGAGAAAAAAGCGGAAATGCATATAGCGTTTATTGAAACGTTTTGTCATCACGTAGAAGGAAAAACAACAAAAGTGAAGCTTGAGCCTTGGCAAAAATACTATATTGCGTGCATATTCGGACTTGTGGATAAGAATGGAAAAAGGCAGTTTCGTGAAATACCAACGGTCATGGGCCGAAAACAAGGGAAATCATTTCTTTGTGCAGGTATTGAACTTGATGTTGGATTTACATCTGATGAAGCAGGTATGCAGATATACAATATAGCGCCAAAGTTAAAACAAGCGCAGATCATTTACAATGTTCTGTATCAAATGATGGAACACTCTAAAGCGTTGAGTCAAAGAGTAAAAAAACGTAGAACAGATATCTACATGAAACAGAACAACTGTAGATGGGAGCCGATTGCCTTTGCATCTAAGAAGTCAGACGGATTCAACCCATATTTGACGATATTTGATGAGTTTGCAGCCTGGGAAGGTGAAGCGGGTATGAAAATGTACAACGTTATGTTGTCGGCAGGTGGTGCAAGACCTGATCCACTTTATATTCCTGTAAGTACCGCAAACTATATTGATGAAGGGTTATATGATGAATTATTTGTTCGTGGAACATCTGTTTTACTTGGTACGTCTGATGAAAAACAAATGTTGCCTTTCTTTTATATGATTGATGATATTCAAAAATGGGATGATCCTATTGAATTAAGAAAAGCAATGCCAAACCTTGGAATATCGGTTTCTTATGAATATTTGCAGAATGAAATTTTAAAAGCACATAGCTCACCTACATATAAGGCGGAGTTTATAACAAAGTATGCGAATATCAAACAGAATTCAACGGAAGCGTTGTTTAGTGCAGAAGATATTAACAAAGTTAAAGGTGAAGAACTTAGATTTGAAGATTTTGCACATACATATGCAGTTGGTGGAATTGACTTGTCACAGACAACCGATTTAACAGCCGCATCTGTAGTTATACGAATTCAAGAACAGGACTATATATTTACTCATTTTTGGCTTCCAACATTAAAAATCAAGGAGCTAGAAGAAAGAGACAAAATACCATATACAAGATTTATCCAATTGGGATATTTAAGTCCAAGTGGGGAAAACTTTGTACGGTATGAAGATGTTACGGAATGGTTTGAAATGCTACGTAAGAAATACAAGATTTATTGTGTAGTCGTTGGATATGACCGTTATTCGGCTCAGTATCTTGTGGATGATATGAAGAAATATGGATACAAGATGGATGATGTAATTCAAGGAACTAACCTTACACCGGTTATTAATGAATTTACAGGATATGTAAGAGATGGATTTGTTCATACAGGAACAAATGGACTTTTACAAGCACATATGTCTAGTGTGGCATTAAAGAAAGTTGCGGAGGACAATCGTGTTCGCATGATTAAAACTGATCCAAGAAAACATATTGATGGATATGCATCTGTTATTGATGCATATACCGTAAGACAAAAATGGTGGGATACATTTAAATACCGCCTTGAAAACAAGAAAAGGAAGGTGAATTAGTGGCTAAAAGCAGAAGAAAAAGATTTGGTTTGCTAGGAAGTCTATTAGGACTAAATAAGCCAGCACCTAAACAAAATCAATTACACTCTATGTTTGCAAGCTTAGGTGGATATTCACCAGTGTATTCATCATATGATGGTGGAATATATGAGATTGGACTTTGCAGAGCATGTATCAATCGAATTGCCACATCATGTGGAAAAGCTTCACCTGAACTGACAAACAAAGACTACAAAAGCAAGATATATAACTATTTGGTTAAGAAAAAGCCAAATCCTTATATGACAGCTAGTCAATTTTATAAAAGATTGGCAACTATCTATTTTACAGAAAACAATGCTTTCATTATTCCAATTGAAGATGAATATGGAATGGTAAAGGGATTATGGCCCGCAGTACCAAGTCAGTGTCAGTTAAAAGAAATCAATGGTGTAGTTTATATTTATTTTAATTTCATCTATGGCGAAACAAAATTGATTGAATACAGCAAAGTAGGGCATTTAAGGCAAATGCAGTATAAAAATGATTACTTTGGTGATACGAATGATGCATTTGATACAACAGCTAAATTGATGCTTGCTCAGGAAGAAGGAGCAATCAATGCAATCAAGTCGAGTTCCATTGTTCGATTCTTAGCTAAAATTTCAACACCAATTGACGATGATGAGGATTATAAAGAACAACAGAACATGATCTTAAGAAATAACCTGAACAAAAATGAAACAGGTGTATTCCTTGTTGATAATCGTTTTGATGAAGTAAAACCGATTGAAAGTAAACCACTATTAGTGGATGCCAAGCAGAAGCAAGCAATTGAAAATAGTGTATACAGCTATTTTGGAATTAGTGAAGCTATTTTACAAAATAAATATAAACCTGATGAATGGAATGCATTTTATGAATCAATTATCGAACCATTCTTTATTGAAGTTGGAGAAGTGTTAAGTGGAATGTTATATTCCGTAAATCAGATTATGAATGGTAGTGAAATCATTCTTACAAGTGATCGTTTACAGTATGATTCGACACAAACAAAATTAAATGTTGCGACTCAAATGTTCGATAGAGGAATGATTGATACGAATGGGGCATTAAATATCATGAACAAAGCGCCTTTACCAGATGATGAAGGTAAGAAACGTTTTATTCGAGGTGAATACATCCAGGTAACTAAATCAAATCAAGGAGGAATTAGTTACAATGGGGAAACCGAACCACAGCAAAATCCAAATGCGCTCGATCCCGTTCCAAATGAACCCGGTGACGGAAAACAAACGGATTGATACTCAGTACTATGTTGAAGGATATGCTACAACATTTGAACCTTATGTTCTTTATCGAGATTACGAAGGTAATGATGTATATGAGTTGATTGAGCGTTCAAGTTTGGACAACGCTGATATGAGTGATATCATCTTCCAATTTGATCATGGAGGAATGGTATATGCACGTACAAGCAATGGTTCACTTATTGTTGAAGTAGATGAACACGGATTGTTTGTTGCAGCAGATTTAGGAAGAACAGAAGCTGCAAAACGCTTGTACGACAGTATTCAGGCAGGAATGGTTACTCAGATGTCATGGAGGTACATGGTGGACGAGGAATCATATGATAGATCTAAAAAGATGTGGACAACACGTAAAGTATCAAAAATTTATGATGTTTCGGCAGTGTCGATTCCTGCAAATGATCAAACATCTATTGAAGCAAGGGCAAAGTCTTTAATGGATGAAGAACGGACTAAAAAAGAAAATGAAAAGAAACGAGAAAGACTGAGTTTGTTGTTGCAGATTAAGGAGGCTATTAATTAATGTTTACAGAGCAACAACTAGCAGCATTCAATGCAATGAATCACGAACAGATTCAAAAAAGATTTAAAGAAATTCAAGATGAGGTCAACAAAAACGATCCTAATACAAACTTGGAAATGTTACAGGCGGAATTTGATATCTTGCAAAAACGTGACAAAGAGTTACAAGGAAAGGTTGCAAAACGTCAAGCGTTCTTAGATACTATGGCAAAATCTATTGTAGATGAAGATGAAGCTTTTGCTACACAACAGGAACAAGCTCGTAGCAAAGCACATCCATCAATGCCTACAAACTTGTCAGAACGTAAAAAAGGAATGGAAGACGATATGGAGTATCGTAGTGCATTCATGGAATTCGTTCAAAAAGGAAAACAGTCAGAAATTTTAAGACAACGTAGTGCAGAAGCAGGTGTGGCAGCCGATTTAGGTATTTTAATTCCTGAAACAATTGTTCAGAAAGTAATGACTGAATTAAGTAAATCACGTGGTTACTTATACAATGCAGTATTACATACAAATTTCCGTGGTGGTGTTAAATATCCTATTGGTTCATTCAAGGCTACATTTAAACGTATCACAGAAACAACAGTGTCTGATCGTCAAAAAGCCGGTTCTGTTACAGAATTTGTACAATTTGGATATTTGATTGGTGAAATTCGTTTAGCACGTACATTACTACAAACTGTATTAACTGTAAATGCATTCGAAACTGAATTAGCAAAAGTTATTGTAGAAGCTTATTTGGAAGCTATGGATCGTGAAATTTTAACAGGTGACTCTACAAATAATGAATGTGAAGGTATTTTAACAGAAGCTAATAAAGTATCAGGTAGTCGTATTAAAGCCGATCATATTATTGAATTTACGGAAGCAGAAATGAAAGATTGGAAATCATGGCAAACAAAATTGTTCGCAAAGATTCCTTTATCAATGCGTAAATTAAAACCAGAGTTCGTAATGACGCCTGCTACATATGAAGCAAACATTAAAACGTTGGCCGATGATAATAATCGTCCTGTTTATGCAGAAACATATAATCCTATTGATGGTGCAGAACGTGCAACATTCAAAGCTAGAACAGTTAATTTCGTTGAAAATGATACATTCAAAGATTTTGATGAAGCAAAAAACGGTGAATATTTCGGAATGTATTGGGTTGGAAAAGAAGCCTATGCGATCAACTCAAATATGCAGTTTGGTGTGAAGAAGTACTGGGATTATGAAAAGAATGAGGAAGTAACTCAAGCATTGGTTATCAATGATGGTAAAGTATTAGATCCTCAATACATCTTCTTGTTAAAAAAAAAAGTAGCTTAAGCAATGGAGATGTTACAAAAGATGAAAGTCAAACAGGAACACAATCATTAAATGATGAAGAACCTGTTGGAACTGATGATGAACCTATTTTATTAGATGATGAGCCTAAGAAAACTACTCGAAAAAGCAGTGCGAAGAAAGCTTAGGTGATAGATAATGGCGTTCAATATTTCTGAAAGCCTTCTAGAACGTGTTAGAACTGCTGCTACAAGAGCTAAATCACATGCTTATGATGATGAAATCAAAACGTATATCAATGCATGTTTATACGATTTGGATAGATTAAATATCTTATTTGATGAAGATGATTTAGAAGATGAAATTGTAGTAGCGGTAATAGCATATGTAATGTCAAAATTTGGTACAACGGATGCTTCAAATAAAGAATCAATGGCTAAAACATATGAGGATTTACGTCAGATTCTTATGACAGATAAATCTCATAAGAAGGTGAAATAGTATGGCATATGAATATACTCGTGAGAATAATCTTTACTACGATGTGGCATATCTGATTGAAAAAGAAAGATATGTGGATGCAGATGGTGTGGAACGTGTTAATGAAACTGAGAAGGAAGTATTTTGCCGTGTCGGTGGAATTTATTCAAAAGAATTTAATGAAGCCTACCAGGCAGGCATACAGTTAGCGTATAAGCTTGTTATTCCTACTATTGATTACAATGATGAAACGACAGTGAAATACAACGACAAAAAGTATGCGGTTTATCGTACATTCCCATCCGGAGATACGATTGAACTATATGTTCAACAGGATGCTGGAGAATGGAAACAGTAAGACAAGAGATTGTAGCTAAATTCACTGAACTTTTAGGTGAAGGACAATTTGTATACGGCAGTTTCAAATCAAAACCCCATACCCCCTATGGGAATTATGCATTGGATTATACAAATAATTACTTTGCAGACAATAGAACGTATTGTAAGATTGGAACTTACATATATAGATTGGTGACTGATCAAAAAGATTTTGAATTAGAAGCTAAAATCGAAGACATGTTTGATGAATTAGAAATACCATACCAAACCATCACAGATGATGATATAACAACTCAAAAAGTACACTGTACAGAATGGGCGGTGACATTAGTTGGCCATCAATGATGTATATTGCGATATGTCGCAGCTTGGGCCTGAAATCAGAAAGATTATTCAAGAATATAAAGAGCATTCTTTGGCGCAGATTGACAGAGCAGTAGAAGAAACTACAAAAGATTCTAAAGACATTGTTAAAGCTAAGGCCAATGTAGACCATAGAAACACGCGCAGAAAGGGAAAATATAAAAGGTCTATAACATATAAGATAGAACGTGAATTAGCTCATACACGCGGTGTTATTTATGCGAGTGGTCACGAATACTCATTAACTCATTTACTAGAAAACGGACATAATTTATGGAATTCTCCTAGACGTACACGTGCATTCGAGCACTGGAAGGATGGAGAAACAAACGCAATCAAGGAACTGCCAAGTTTAATCGAAAAATATTTGAAAGGATAAAAACTATGGCAGATAAAAACAAAGTACGATTCGGTCTAAAAAATGTACATGTATGTTCTATTACAGAAAGTGCAGGATCAATTACATATGGTACGCCTACTGCATGGAAAGGTGCTAAATCATTAACACTAGATCCAGAAGGAGATACAAATACATATTATGCAGATAACACTGCGTATTTTACAACGAATACAAACAATGGATATTCAGGAAGTTTGGAAATGTCTGAAATCCCAGAAGAAATTGAAAAAATGATTTTCAATACAGTGACAACAGAAGAAGGTAACTTAGCAGAAGATGCAAACGTATTGCCTAATAACGTTGCGCTTATGTTCCAATTTGAAGGTGATGTAAGTGCTACTAAACACATCTTCTATAAGGTTGTATTTGCACGACCAAATGTAGAAGGTGAAACAAAAGAAGAGAGCACTGATCCTGCTACTACATCAATGGATATTACGGCTGTTCCTGTTGAGAAAGATGATCATCAATGGGTAAAGGCAAAATGTCGTAAAGGTGACACAAATTATGAGAGTTTCTTTACAACTGCTCCAACATTACCTACTCCAAAAGCTAGTGAAATGAGCCAGGAAGAAGGTACACCGGAAGTTGTACAAAGTGATAATGGCAAGGAAGTGAGCACATTATAAGAGGGGCAACCCCCTCTTTGTGAGGTTATATGGAACAGACACTAAGTATTGATGGTAAAAAATATAATTTATTGTATAAAGGCAAAACGGCTAGCATTTATAGAGATTATTTCAACAGAGATTTGTTAGTGGACATTCAGGAAGTGCAAATCAAATTTGGTGAAGCTATCGAAAAAAATGTTCGTGAAGGAAATCCTGATCGAGATCCTTATTTCACTTTATTACAAGCAAACGGATCTTTATTTTTTGAAAGATTAGTTTGGGTATGTATCAAGACGTATGACACATATCATGGAAAAGAAACAAAAGCGTTCCAAGATTTTGTTGATGAAATTGAAGATTATCAAACCTATGTAATGAGCGGAGTTGTTATTCTAGAACAAATTATCAATGCAAATAAAGCAACGGTACAAGATGAATCCGATGAAGTGGTTTCAGATGATAAAAAAAAAGAAGCGTAAGCTACACTGATTTAGTATTAGGTGGATTAAATTTAGGATTAAAAATAGATGAAATAGAGGATATGGGCATAGGAAGATTGTTTGATTTGATTATTGCACGTGGAAATATGCAGTCCAAAGTAAATAATTCAAAAAACAAAATTCGTATTCGTAAAGCAGTCCAAAGCGACTTTGACAGATTTTAGGAGGTACTAAAATTGTCAGGTTACAGTCAAGTAAGAGGTATCTCCGTAAAAATTGATGGAGATACTACAGGCTTTCAAAAAGCAATTAATAAAATAAAATCCGAAACAGCAGGATTAGATAAAACAATGTCAAAACTGAAATCTTCTATGAAATTCAACGAAGGAGATTTTCAGTCCTTTGCGACATATCAGAACTTGTTACAAGATAAAATCAAAAGCACAACTAAGCAATTGGAAGTCTATAACAAGAAACTGATGAATTATCCAAAGACACAGAAACAGTGGGCCGATGCGGTTTCTTCTGCTACTAAGTCTGTTGATAATTACACTCATACGTTTAATTCTTTGAATAAAGAATATACAAACAACAACAAGCAGATCAACGCATGGAAAGAAGCAATTGCGAACGGTACGCGTTCGGCAGAACAAGGTGAAAATGCTATTCAAAGGTTAGCTTCACGAAATGTCACTTTAAAAGAAGCAATGGATGATTGTACTTCAGGCATTGCTGAACAAAAAAAGGTATTGGTTGATTTAGGTAGTACATACGAAGATTCTCAACGCACATATCTAGGTTTAAAAGCAGGTGCTTTAGGACTTAAAAATGAATTGGCAGGTATGTCAAAATCATTCATTTCAACGAATGAAACATTGTTAAGACTGTATGATACGTTAGGAAAAGTAAGCTCAAAATCAGAACAGTTTGCAAACACTGTAAAACCATTGTCTATGTTATCTTTTGCAGGTATTGCAGCCGCTACTAAGACGGCTATTGAGTTTGAGGATGCATGGACTGGTGTTACAAAAACAGTAAATGCAACCCCTCAACAGTTTGAAAAAATCAATGCAGGCTTAAAAAATCTTGCACAAACTACATCGAGTACCTATCAAGATATTGCACATTATGCAGAACTCGCAGGACAAATGGGTATCCCTACAGATTCTATTGTTGGATTTACTAAAACTATTACAGAATTGGGTGATACTACAAATCTTGTTGGTGAAGAAGCAGCACAAAGTATTGCCAAGTTCTCAAATGTAATGGTTTCGCAGTCTAAAAAGACAAACACATATTATTCTCGTTTAGGTTCTACAATCGTAGACTTGGGAAATAAATTCTCAACAACTGAAGCAGATATCATGGCAATGGCAACACGATTAGGTGTTGCAGGTAAGATGGTAGGCTTTAACTCTAACCAAGTATTAGGATTATCAACCGCATTATCTTCATTAGGAATTGAAGCTGCTGCCGGTGGCAATTCTGTTTCTAAAATGTTGAAGACAATTGATCTATCTGTTTCTACGGGAGATAAGAAACTACAGAAGTTTGCAGAAGTGTCTGGCATGACTTCTCAACAATTCCAAAAGGCTTGGGGAGAAGATGCAGCGGGAACATTCTTAAAGTTTGTAGAAGGTATTGGAAAATCGGCGGATGTTACAAAAACATTGGATGAATTAGGCATTAAGGAAGTACGACAAGCACAAGCAATGGGTGCTTTGGCGCAAAGTTCGGATGTATTGGCTAGTGCATTAAATGTTTCTAAAAATGCCTGGAATGACAATACGGCAATGGCAAACGAAGCAGAAAAGCGTTATGCGACATTGAAATCTCAGTTATCTCAAACATGGGAAGCAATTAAACAAGCTGGTGATGAATTAGGTCAAGCATTTGCACCTACATTAACAGATCTATTAAAGATAGTAAAAAAGGCAGCTAACGCATTCTCTAATTTAGATGAAGGAACGCAACAGACAATCGCAAAGATGTTATTGTTGACAGCAGCTGCTTATCCAACCGCAAAAGGTGTAAGTAAAGTAGCTGGTGCAACGCAAAGCGCTGTTAAGTTCTTTACTAAAGCCCATCCAAGCTTAGAAAAAGTAGCGGATGGATTTGGAGATGCTGCAAGCGCAGGAAAATTAGCAAATACTTCTGTACTTTCTTTGGCAAAAGGTTTTGTGCTAACACATCCAGCAATCACTGCTGTTACAGTTGCACTTGGTGCTTTCGCAGGTGCTGTTGTTTGGGCGGATAAAACGCGCAAGGAAGCGATGGAAACTGCAAATAAAGAGCTAGCATATAAAGATACAGATTATGCAGTTACATTAAAAGTTGTTGATGGTTATGAGAAGTATGCAAAGTCAATGTCTAAAGTTAAGACAAGCATGGGTGAAATTGTAACTCAGTATACGCAAAACAACAAAACCGCAAGTCATTTGATGAAAACAATTGAAGATCTTAACGCAAAAGAATCTTTAAATGCTACACAAAAGACTATGCTTGCAGAAGCGGTTAGGGAGTTAAATCAACTTTATCCTGATTTGGGAGTGGAGATTGATGCGAATACTGGCAAGTTAAATCTAAATGAGGATGCGCACTATAAAAGTATTGATGCAATCAAAGAAAGAATCACTCAGATTCAAGAAGAAGCAAAACAAGAAGCGTTAGCAAGTATCGCAAAGAAAAATGCCGCTGCTCAATTAAAAGCGGAATTAAAGAATGCAGAGCTTACGGAAAGTATAAATACTACAACGGACTCGTTAAGAAAATTAAGTGCAGAATATGCTAACGGTAAGATGTCAATGCAAGATTATATGAATCAATCAAGTGCATTGAAGGAATCAATTAATACATTATGTACGGATTTAGCGGATTCTTATACGAAATTGCACGAAACGCAGACACAATCCATTCTTCAATCTAACTACTTAGAAACACAGTCGTTTGAACAGATGGGAACGACTATGAAGGCACAGTTGACTGATATTGCAGCACAGGCAGCGCAATCAGGTATTCAAATTCCACTTGGTATTCAAGAAGGAATAACTAATGGAACTGCAAATGCGGTAGAAGCAGCTAACTATATGGCTACTTTAATGAATATGAATCAACTTGTTGACGAAGCTGGTATGATTGGTGGATCTATTCCTTTGAATGTAGCAAATGGAATCCTGGCAAATTGTGGAAGCATTTCAGAAGCTACTAACGCAATGAATAGTTTGATTACATTGGCACAGGCGGTTCAAGCTGCCGGAATGGAAGGACAAAAGATTCCACCAACAATCGCCGAAAAAGTTGCAAGTGGTCAAGAAACAGTGGGTGAAGCGGTAGCAGAAATGATGTCGTTGACTGACAAAAATATGAAAGATGCCGGTGATAAGATGTTGAAAGATTCCCAAGACGGCATTAAAGGAATTGCTGATGCATTTGCAAATGATGGTACAACATCATCGGCCGTTGGAAAAATGGGTGGAAAAATGGAAAAAGCATTGCAACCGTCTTTAGATAACATGGTTACAAGCTCCGCTAAAGCTTATTCAGATATTAAATCAAATATTGATAAAGCTCAAAGTTATGCAGACAGTCATCCTATCACGGTTACACATACAACTAAAAAAAAGACAAGAGTTGTTGAAGGTGATAACAATAAAAAATATTTCCCACAATCTTTGTTTAATGCGGATAAACCTGTAGTTGACACGGATATAATGCCAATGGATGCGGATAAGATTGCTACATATTCAGATATCAGTCCATATGCATCTGTTGCGAATGCTACAACAGCTATTATGGGTGGAACTACATCACGAAGCTATGGAAGCGTTGGTAATATAAATTTGAGTGCAATCACAAATAGATTGGATCAAATGATTAATGCGATTGGAAATTGTGATCTAACAATCAATCTACAACCTATGCAATTGGATGGAAATGTTGTTACAGATACTGTACAAGAAATTATATCAATTCGAGATATGTTGAAATCATGGGGAAATGGAGGTTCATAGAATGTATCATTTTAGATTTACACCTGAAAATAAACTGCGTTATACGCAAAATATTATGTATTTATTAAAGGTAAGTGAGCGTCCGGTTATTCCTATGGCAGAGGAAATTGTAGAAACATCTACACTTGGTGACGGTACTACATCGTATCGTCATACAGGTGTATATCAAGATCGCAAAATTCCTGTTAAATGCAACTTTGTTTTAAATAGCAAGAAAGAATATCTAGATCGTATCTATAAAATCCAACAATATTTCAATGGAAATAAAGGAATATTGGAGTTAACTAGTGATGATAGAGAACATTATTGGAAGGTAAAAAATGTAACGTTCGATATGGATTCAAGAGACTTTGGACGAGGAAGTGAATTTACAATCACGTTTATTTGTGAACCTTATAGATACGTAAATAAGTACTCAAGACCATATGATATCGTGAGTGGTAAAAAGGTGGAACTTGCGAATTATTATGAAACAGCATATCCAATCTATCGTTTATATAACACTTCTATGAACGCAAAAACTATTACGATCAATTGTAATGGAAATGATTTTACGATCACAAATCCTTTCAATGGTACATCGGATATTTCATATGTTGAAATCAATACAGAGAATTCTTATATGAAAACATACTATAAAAATGGAACGTATAAATATGATACATTGAAAACAAGTGGTTCGTTTGATGGACTTAAATTTAATTATGGTTCAAATAATGTATTGATCACAACGGATATTGGTGCTATTCGTGCAGAAATTATACGTAATTATAGGGAGAAATAAAGATGATTCATTTATTCTTTTCTAGAAAAAAAACAACATATGCACAAATGAAAGAACGGAATGGAGATGTGATTTTAAAACATTGTGTTAGTGCAAAAGCAGTATTTGAAAGAAATTCTATTTGGTGTGTAGAAATAGAATTCCCAAAAAGTGATTTGATGGGTATGGAAATCAGTGATGAATCTGTATTTAAAGTAGATATAAATTTTGAAGAACCTCAGTTATATAGAATTGCGTATCCAAAATACAACAAACAAAGAGATACATATACATGCTATGCAACACATGTATTTTTCGATTCTCAAAAAGAAGTATTTGTGTTTGATGATCGTACTATGAGTGGTACGTGGCAAGATGCAGTGAATACCGCAAATGATATTATTTCAAATTCACGGCCCAATTATCCTTATAAAATTTATGGTCATGGGGAATATGCAAATTATGAAAATGTTAATGCAGAGGATGAAAAAATCGTTTATTTCCGAAATGTTCAAAATAGTGGGTATTGTTTGGATGTTCCAAGTGCAAGTGAAGATGCATCTATACAATTACAGATGTATCAAAAAAACAGAACGTCTGCACAGACTTTCATGTTGAAAAAAGTAGGTTCAGATAAACATGGAGATATATATGGAATTTTATCTTTATGTTCATGTAGATGGCTTAAATTGGATTCAGGAAAGGTTGTGTTAGGCAGTCTATCTGAAAGTCCATCAGATGATTTTGAAAAATGGTGGTTCATTAATAATGGTTCTAACTATGAAATCGCACCGTATGGAAACATATATTATGGCATTTGTTCTAGTTCAACAAGCATTGGAAACGGAAACAAAGTTGTTGTTTCTGATAGAGGTACTGCCGAAGTTGGAAATACATGTAAATGGATAATTGAAGATGTTGATTCTACACAAACGGCATATTGGGTTCGATATAATCTGATTCAATGTTTGTTTGGGACAGAAGAAAATTCTATGATGAATAGATGGCCTGAATGTGAAAATAACGGATTTGTTGCGATGTTCAACAATTATGATTGCTACTTTGGGAATCCAGATTATTATGCTTCCAATTTAAAGCCAAATGATTTCTTTATAAGTAATAAAGAAATGTCTGAATACACTCAGAAAAAATCAATGGAAAATGTAGTTACAGGAATTATACCTAAAGCGTACAATGGACGCATTTTACCAAATCACGAGATTATCAAGGCTAGTAATTGGGATACGAATGAAATTCACAGAATTGATGTGAAAGAATATTCCGATATTAAATTGATTGCGGATGATTCACAAGCAAAGAAAACAACGTTGGGCGTATTTACAAATGAAGCAAATTTTAGGAACTATCTTAGAATACAGGCAAAAAAATCTTTGGAGAAAGAACTGCAAGAACCAAAAACAGAAACTTCTATTAAATTTGAAGAACTATTTTCATCTAATGTGCCTGATGCACAGATGTTAAAGTTAAATGATTCGATTTATGTAGAAACTGAGTTTGGTAAAAGGGAAAAATTTTATTTAAACAAATTGACATATAACTTGATCACAGAACTTCCCGAAGATCTAGATCTTGTATTAGAAAGTGAGGTATAACATGGCACAAGTGTACACAAGTGTAACGGTATCATTAACTAAGCAAACAGATATACAGGTAATTGACATGCCAAGAGCGGATAATGGTAGAGGTTTAGATATCTTTATTACGGATGATATCGTAACGAGTGAAACCGGAGTCGTTGATAATACTTTATCAGCAATGTTGTTTGCGGAAAAACCTAGTGGATTAATGGTTTCGTTAAGCGCAAATGAGGTAATTAGATTCAACAATACAGATACGTATGAAGTCAAATTTAATGGTTCAGATGCATTTGCAAATATGTTATCTGAAACGGGTATTGTTAAGGCACAAATTTCATTGATGTCTGGAAGTACTTATGTAACGACGTTTAATATTTATATTAATGTTGTTGATAATATCGCAACGCATGTCGATATAGAATCTACGCAAGAATTCAGAAATGCGATTGAAGTAATTAATGCAGCCAACGCTAAGATTTCAGAACTGAATGAATATATTAGTCGCTTTCAAGAGCAGTTGAAATTGACGGTAAATGTTCGTAGTGGAACGGCAGATCCCACAGTTTTAAATACTGACAAGGCCGGAGATATTTATATTAAAGTAGAGAGTTAGATATGCCTGAGATTGCAGTTTTAAAATATAACGAATATATGTCACTTCATTTTGATGTATATAATGAGCGATATGAAGGACAATATCCAAATCTTAGATACAAAGCGAATGTACGTGTCAAGTTTACCGGTAATTTCTCAATATATGCTTACAATACAATCAAAATGGGCGGCTTAAGTTGGGCCGGAAATATGAGTTATCCTAAGTGGACGAATGATTCTGGGTGGATTGGTTTGAATGGCGAAATCAATGAAGCGATGGGTTGTAGTAGACAAAAAGAATTTACATGGGCATGCTCATGTAGTGGATGGCCAAATTTGGAAGGAACGGCTAGACTTAAAACTCCAGAGATAGCAAAACCGACATTTGAAGCTTCTGTATCCGATATAGATATCAACTCTATTGTTGTGAATGGTAGGTTTAAATCAAATCCATATAATCTATATGCGTTAAGAGTATATGATGTAGCAAACAAAAAATACATCATCAATAAATTGGATGGTTCTAGCAAGATTACTGGATTGACTCAAAACACTGAATATGAATATTATGTTGAGCCTTTTATGGCAGATTTGAGTGGTAGCAAGTTAGATCAAGAGAAGTTGACGGCTAAAACGTTAGAAAACTATAAAGAAATATCGATTAAAAGTGTATCATTTCAAATTAATCAAGTATCTGACAAAGTCGATAATGTAACGATAAATGTATCGACAACAGATGATGCTCACGTTGTTAAAACGGTTTGGGGTTCTAGTGGGGATTACAGAACAGTAAATGGATTAAGTATTACATACGAAAACTTACCGAAGAATACGGAATATCAAATGGAAGTATATGCAACGGATACACTTGATAGAGATAGTGTGGCATTTAAATTTAAATTCAATACGACATTTACTTATATGGAAGTGTGGGTGTTTGATGGCTATGAGTGGGATCGTGGTTATTCAATGATACTTGTAAACGGTAAATATAAGTATTGTAGATTGTATTATTTTGATGGAAATAATTGGCTTCCGGCCAAAACATTTAAGTAGGTGATAACATGGAAACATTAACTATAGATTTAAAAAAGAAAAAATCGTTTGAAATTGGTCAACAAGGAGATCATAACGCTCTTTGTATCCATTTCATTAATATGAAGAATGTAGGAACAAATAAGAAGTATATTTACTACACGATTGATGGAATTGAAAATTGCGTTCCATTAACAAATGATAGATTTATTATTGGATATCCTTTAACAGCTCATAGTGGTATAGCATCTGCTCAACTTATTAGCAAGTTGAACGATAATAGCATTATCAAGCTATCAAATGTATTTGCGATGTATATTAAAGAATCAAAAGGATATAAAGATAGTGGGAAATATCCGGTAGACCCAAACATTCAATCTTCTTATGATTTGTTGGATGATTTGATTGACCAAACACAAGATTTAATTAACAACTATAACTATGCAACTTTAATGGAAAAGTTGACTCAAGCTTCATCGGAAGCAACAATAAGTGCTACTACAGCAAAGGAATGTGCGGATGAATTAAAGAATTCAACAGATTTCATTAATACATTGGATGAAAAAGTGGCAGCTCAAGATAGCAAAATTGAAAAGATTGAAGCATCTACAAGTCATATCACTACTAAACAGAACACAAAGATTGCTGCATTACAAACTAGAATGAGTGAATTTACTAGCTTAAAAGATGGCAGCACAACCGGAGATGCAGAATTGATTGATGCACGTATCGGTGCAGATGGAACTAAGTATCCTTCGGCTGGTGATGCGATGCGTGGCCAAGTTGAACAACTTAATGAGGTTTTAGTGGACTATGCCAACAGTGGATTAGTTAGTATTGCACAAGTTGAGACGTTATTAAATGCTGAAATTAATTCTTTCGCTGTTAATTTAAAAGCAAATACAATGTATTTATTAGATACAGTATTTAATGGAAGAGGTCAATATTCAATTTCTTTCTATGATTCTAGTGATATACGTATCGAAACGATTTTAAATTTATCATCATCTACAGAAAAAAAGATTTTCTATCTTAAAAAAGATGCAACAAAGATGAACGTTTATAGAAATAACACTAGTGATAGTTTAACATTTAATGTATTTACTTATGATACATCATTATATGATTTACAATCTGTTGTTGAACCAGTGATATTAAATGACTATGTTAAACAATATGCAGAAGATGTTGATTATATTGTAGATGTCAAAAAAGGTGAAATTGTAACAGTTACAGTTGATGTCGATAGATTGGCAAATACAACAGTTACTCTATTTAACACAGATATTTATTCTAATTCAGAAACAACTAATTTAGTATTATGGAATGATATACCACAAATTAACAAAAGCTATACTTTAATTGCAGATAAGGATTATAAATTTATTCGTGTCCATAAATCAGTTGGAGTTTTAAATTTAAAAGTTGAAAAAGAAAAGCAATATAAAGACAATCAAGTTAAGCTTAATTTCGTGAATGGTTCATATTATCCACAAGGACAGTTAGCACAAAGTTATTCTAATAGAGTAGCGCCTCAAACACTAGGTGGTAATGGATTATTCTTAATTTCATTTCCAGACACAATGATTTGTCATTATTATGTTGGAGAAGGTGGAATTGATACAGAAACTCCATTTGCTATCTACGGAGATCATGGTTTATATATACACTTTAAATCTAAAGATGAAACTAAACCTATTAGTAGTGCTTCGGATTTATCTGGTATTAAAATTTGGTATATTGATAAACCACATGACAACGATGATATTGTTGTAAGTGCATCAGATTCAAAAGATTCCTACAAGCAGATTAGTGATATCGTGTGTGATGGTACAAATGATACAGATGTATTAAGTGCTTTAGTTGGAAGTTTTAATTCTATTAATATTAAATTAATGGACGGAACTTATAACATTAATAAAGCATGGAAAACAAGCAATAATGCAAAAGTCAGTTTATCTTTAAATGAAAATTTATTAGGATATGATGGCTCAAGTAGACGAAGATATATCACAATGTGTGGAAAACATAAAACTAGTCCTCAAGATTTTGAAGGCGTTAAATTAGTTGTAAGCGAAGAATTGCATAATTCTTTTGATGATTCTACAAATAACATTATTCTAGGTGCTGGATACGATAAAACTAAAGAGGTTGGGCGTATTGCATGCTCGGTTAATTTTGAAAACTTTAATATTATTGGCTTCAAATATGACAAACCTATCACTTACATTGATACAACCAGATGCTTATCGACTATGATTGATAGTGTGAATATTCGTTCATGGAAAGCAAACTTGCTTAAATATGATGCTTTTGAAAATACACCAAATGCAGAATGTTGTGGTATTCGTGTTGGACGTGGCTCAAACTATGGTATCCAAAATTATGTTAAGCATTCTAATATATGGTATTGCGGAAAAGGCTTAGCATGTAATGGTGAACACTTTATTTTTGAAGACGTAAAATTACACCATGATTATAACGCTATTGTGCTTGGCGATAGAAAAACAGTAGGTAGATTTGAACATCCTAATATTTTCATGGGTTGCTCAATCGAAGCGTGCTATCGTTTAGGCTTGCTTTCGAAGAATGGAATTACAGAACCTCAAGATTTTGTGGCTGATTATGCTAATAGACTACAAAGCTCAACGCTTATTATGATTGGAACTTCAACGGAAACTACATGGAACATTCCAACAAATGAAATCGTTGGCGATAAAACCGTAGAAGGAACACTACCATTTAAAGAAATATTGCGTGGTTGTTATCGTGGCAGAGTTGAAATTGACTGGTGGCAAAGTCCTTTTGCTGAGGATGGAAGTGGCAAACGTATGAACTATACCAGTTACGATGGAAATTTAAACACTTATAGAAATGATGCTAAATAGTTAACTAAATAAGTTTTAGTTAATTATTGTATTTAAATAGAATGAAAACTTGAAAGGAAAACGAATATGAGTGGTGAATATCTTAGTGTTATTATTTCTGCATGCATGCTTGTAATTGCATTTATTACGTATAATCGTGGCACACGAAAGATGGATGGAGAGCAAATATCCAATATGGCATTTTTGAAGAATGAATTAGAACATATTAAATCGGATTTAAGTGATATTAAAAATTCAATTTCAGAAATAAAAAAAGGAAGCAATTCAATGGAAGTGGAGCTTTCAGAACTAAAACAACAAATAAAAACTTTGTTTAATCGTGTAGAAGCGTTGGAGGAACGTAATAAAAATGGATATTAAAGATGCAAACAAGAAACTTCAGAATGTAGAAGAAAAAGTAGATAACATTTATGGTTTTTGCTCAAAATTAATTGATAGAAACTATAAAACAAGTAGAACGATTATTACAGTATTGGTTTTAGTGATTATTGTTCTTTATTCTACTATTGTTTGTCGTGGTTATTGGAAAGATGATCATGTGAATAATTGTTCTTGCGAAGCTAATTCAAACCAACGAATTTAATTAAGGCGGTGGTTTATATTAACAAAGCTGACAGATTAAAAGAGATACGTCCTAATGATGCATTAATACTTATCAAATCTGTTGGATTAAGAAAGAAATATGAACAGGTTTTGATTATGAGATACGTGTATGATATGTCATGCACAGAAATTGCAGATGCATTACATATGGAAGTACAAACCATAAGGAACAGAGTATGCAAAGCAAAAAAAATGTTCGATAAATATGTGAGCAATCTATAATGGTTGCTCATTTTATTTTGGGTATTTTATGAGTATTATTCGAGTATTAAATTATTTATTACGTAAACATATAATTAAAGCGTAAAGAGGTGGTTGAAATGTATAACAATTATAATCCAGCACAAGCACGAATTGACAGTTTGATGCAACAAAGACAAATGATAGATCAACAAATTCAGCAAGTACAACAGTATGCAAATATTCCACCTATCAACATTAATAATCAGATTACACCACAACAACAAGGTAATTTTGATTTTAATGGAAAATGGGTGAATAACGAAGATGAAGCTAAAAACTTTGCGAACGCAAATCTACCTACGATTTTATTCGATAATAATAAATCTATTTTCTATATGAAGGCTTTAGATGGAACATTTAAAAAGTTCAAATTTGAAGAAATCAAAGAAGATAATTCTAACAGCATTGAAAATCGTGTAAATGGAATCGAAAAGAAATTAGATGATTTGATATGTGCATTAAGCAAACCACCAAAACAAGCTAATGAGCAACCAAAGAAAGGAGCACAAACAAAATGAATCCTTTAAAAAGTATTATGGGTAATATGAATCCTATGAACATGATGAATATGGGGAATCCCCAACAAATGTTAATGAATATGTTGTCACAGAAAAATCCACAAGCATTTCAACAATTTCAAATGCTTATGAACAGTGGTCAAAATCCACAAGCGATTTTAAATCAGATGATGGGTAATTTAAATCCACAACAAAAGCAACAACTTCAACAAATGGCAAAACAGTTTGGAATCAGGTAACAACGGATAAACCGTTATTATAGAAAGAAAGGAGAACATATATGATGGAAAATGGAATGGGAATTCAACCAACTTACAACTTAGCTGAAAGAGATGACGGCTTTGGAAACGGCGGAGGTTGGTGGATTTGGATCTTGCTAATCTTCGTGTTATTTGGATCTGGAGGATATGGCAACGGAAACCTAACAAATGATTCTTTATTAAATGAAGAATTCATTAAACGAGATATTTTTAACACAAACACAAATGTATCTCAAACAGGTTGTCAAACTCAACGTGATGTATTAGAAAGTCGCTATACTAATCAGTTAGGACTTCAAAACTTGCAAGCTCAGCAACAAGAATGCTGCTGCAACACTCAACGAGCAATTGACAATGTAAATGCTCAAAGTTTCAAAAATACTTGTGACATTACAACAGCAATTCATTCAGAAGGTGAAGCAACACGTGCGTTGATCAATGCAAACACTATGCAAGAATTACGTGATCGTTTAGCTGATCGTGACCGTGATTTATTGACGGCTAATTTCCAATTAAGTCAACAGGCACAATCTGCAAATATCATTAATACTTTGCAACCAACACCAAAACCAGCTTACATTACATGTTCACCATATTACGCTTATAACAACGGATGTGGATGTAATGGCTACAACAACTTATAATCTAGCACATATGTGATTAGGCAATTGCCTTTGGATTTAATGGGATAGTCGAAAGGCTATCCCTATTTTAATAGGAGGATAAAAGAAATGATTAATAGTATTGCTACGGCTGTTCAGACAGTCGATAATTCAAATAATGTATTGTTTCCTACAGATCGTGTAAGAACTAAATCCTGCCAGTGTCCATGTAAAGGTTGGCTTGCTCATGATCTAGGAAGTGGATTGTTTACACTAACAAAGCCAGGTATCTATGAAGTAACTTATACTGCGGATATTACGAGTGCAGCGGCAGGACAAGCTTCTTTAGTGCTTGAACTAAACGGAGAAGCAATTGGTGGAACACAATCTATTTATACCGTTGCAACTGCAAGTGCGTATGGAAATGTAAATGGAGACACTCTAATTCAAGTTCCATGTGGCGCATCTTATACAATTGCATTAGCAAATGACAGTGGTTTAGATCTATCTGTTCAAAATGCAAACATTATCATTAAAAAGATTGCGTAGGTGAAAAATATGCATAAAGCAATGGAAGTTAATGAGAAGATAATGCATGAGTCAGTAAACATGTTAGAGAAATATGGATATGCAGAATCTTATTTCCATGCATTATCTCAAGCTTTGGATAATATCAAAGACATTGAAACGATAGAAGCAATGAGAAATAAATATCAAATTGAGATAGGAAAAGATGGAGTTTCAACTGTTGCAAGATTAAAAGAAGATAATGATGGATATAATATTCATGATCCAGAAACAGAAGATATTGTTTATAAGCTTGCAGAACATTTGAAAAAATATAAAGCGTTCAAAGAAGAATATAAGCGTACAAAAGGTGAGATGGATTTAGAAAAGTCTCATCGTGAATTAGATAAGACTATGAAATGTATGCAACAAATTGTTACTATGATTCATGAATGCGTTGATTCAGATGAAGAAAAAACAATGATTAAGACACATATTCGAGACATGTTTAATATGTATCAATAAGGCCGTTAAATACGGTCTTTTATTTTGTACAGTGTACAAACGATTTAAATACTATCATTAGGATAGGAGGTATTTGAAAATGAAAAAATATAGTAAAGAATGGTGGATTCAATATGGCTATTACGCAAGTATTAGAGCATTAAAAACAATTGCTCAAACTGCTGTTGGTGTTATTGGAGCATCTGCATTATTGGAAGCCGTTGATTGGCGAGTTGTAATTTCATCAGCGTTTTTGTCAGGCATCGTTTCGTTATTGACTAGTATTGGCGGATTACCTGAAATTAGTGTGCCGGAGGAAGAGTAAATGAATTATAATGATTTTAAAGAAAAAGTAATGGGTAAAGCCTATGACGTTGATGGCTATTACGGCGCTCAATGTTGGGATGGAACTATGAAGTACATGATTGATTTGGGGTACAAAGCAATCCATTGTACGACAAGTAGCTATGTTAAGGATATTTGGAACAATCGTAAGACTAACGGAATTTTGGACTACTGCAACGAGGTTTCAGTGATGCAACCGGGAGACATTGCAGTATTCAAGGAAGTAGCAGGATGGACTCCATACTCACACATTGCGATCTTTGATTCAGATATTGATGGTAAATTCGGATGGTTTTTAGGCCAAAACCAAGGTGGAAAGAATGGAGCATTTACACTTTGTAAATTGCCTTATTACGCTACCTTTGATACTGCATTCAGACCTAAATGTTTCGCAAATACAGGAGCAGTTAAACCAAGCATTCCACAACATGCAGAAGCGATTGATCAAATCTTGCATGCAGGTAGTTATGTGACATCAGTTCAGATGAAAATTGGAGATGAAGGTTTGAAACGCATCAATGATGATTTGTGTGCTTATCTAGCTCAATTAGGTGGTTGGTTCCCAATCAGCTTAGTTGACAAGGTACGCAATTCGGATGGATACAATGACAACGTATTGCATACCACAGATGCCGTTATCTACGTTACAAGAATTCGAGTTGATGAAGTCAATGTGAAAAAAAATCTTGCAAAGATTGGCGGAGTTTGGGTAAACTGTGACCCATTGATTGAGGTTCAATAAAAAATAAAATAAAAAAATGTTTGACATAATATGGTTTATACTGTATTATCTTTCTTGCGTGAAGCAGTGAGGTACATTTTGGGGTACAAAACAACAAAGTGCTATCAAAACATGTAGATAATGATGCAAATAACATCAAATATCAATAGATATGAGGTATTAATATAATCCCCTCATCTGCTCCATTTAAAATTAAATATTGGTCCAGTGGTGTAGTGGTTAACATGCCTCCCTGTCACGGAGGAGATCGTGGGTTCGAGTCCCATCTGGACCGCCATTTAGAAATT